TGACTAAGCCACTACATAAGAATGCGATAGCCATTTGCCAAAAAAACGAATTGTGGAGTTTAATCAAGAAAGTCAGCAATTCTCACGGTGGTGACGATCCAGAATGGCTAAAAGAATACGCAAAATCCCTCGTGGAGAATTACTCACTGGAAGAGTGCTTGTTAGTCTTTCGAGATCTGGCGAGTCAATGTCAGGTCCGTCCTGACAAGACCGAAAACATGACGTTATCTAAACCTATCACTTACCAACCACCTTTTGTTGTTAATACCTAGAAAAAATATTGATACGTGCGACACTTTCTCGTATGATAACTTATATCATAGCGATAGCTATGATTAGGATAACGACCATTTTTTGCTGAAGCTTTCCTCTTATTAAACCCCGTTTGTTGTGTTATGACAGATGGGGTTTTTTATTTCCTGAAAAAACAGGAATCAATATGTCAGCCTTAACACTGGCAATGCCCACGATTTTTTTACACGAGGGTCGCTATAACAACCGGCCGACCGATCCAGGCGGTGCGACCAATTTTGGTATCAGTCTTCGATTTTTATTGCAGACGGGTGATCTTGATAAAGACGGTTTGCCCGATGGTGATATTAATATAGATGGTTATGTCGATATCAACGACATCAAAGCGATGGATGAAGCCAGCGCAACGCGTCTATACGACCTCTATTGGTGGTCACGCTATCACTATCAAGACATTAACGATCAGCAGATCGCTACAAAACTCTTTAGTCTGGCCATTAACATGGGTGCCAAGCCGGCACATAAATGCTTGCAACGCGCGACACGATCTGTCAGCAGCACATTGATTGCAGACGATGGCCTGTTTGGTAAAGCGACACTTGAACTCGTTAATCGCGTTGACCCCAACAACTTGTTAGCAGCCTTCAAATCCGAAGCAGCGGGATATTATCGCTCGATTAAATATAAAGGTTCTGAAGATTACATTAAGGGCTGGCTAAATCGTGCTTATAGCGACTTAATATAAACAACAAATCATCTTGGAGAAAAGCCCATGGATAAAATCAGCGAATTTTTGAGAACACACGTAGCAAAAGTTATTGGTGTGCCAGCAGTATTATCTACATTTACCTTTTTGAGTAATTTAGCGTTAGCTCTAGCAGATGGAACAATTGACGATCAGGAATTTCATAACCTATTAAATTCCGCGTCAGGTATTGAATCATTGTACTTGTTAATTGCAATGTTTTTCTTAAGAAAAAAGTAATTGAGAGAATAAATATGAACGAGGATATCGTTTCAATAAAGATTGAAGGGTTTTCACGCCATATTAGTCAAGGAGATCTTAGCTATCGATCTTTAATAGCATCCATTATAAATCAAGCTTTTGTTGATGCATTGGGTACACTTAAAGACAAAGAAGCACAAAGAAATAAAAAATCAGCAATTTCATTTATTAACGAAAATAATAAGTTATTTGTATTTTACTGTAATTTGCTAGATATTGAACCAAAACTTTTGGCAGAAAAGATGCAGACATTGATTAAAACTTCCACTTTCTACAAAAAAAAAGAATTACTCAGCTTGCAATGCAACATCGTTTGAATGAGCATCTGTCATGAAAGAAATTAGAAACCTCATCAAACGAGCTGAGCTGCTTAACTGGCAAGATCTAAAACCTTTTCAGCCAGATAATCTAAAAGTGCTGACGAAAGCCAATTTCGACAAGATCAGGAACTCGCTGATAAAAAATAACTTTATTGCGAGCTTTCATGTCTGGGAAAAAAATGGCGAGTACTGGATATTAGACGGACATCATCGTAAATATGTCCTACAGTCGTTGAAAGACGAAGGCTTTATTTTGCCTGACAAGCTCCCTTGCAATATTGTCGATGTGAATAGCAAACAACAAGCCATTAAGTTCTTGCTGACTTACTCTAGTGAATACGCCCACCCCGATTCGCTTGGGATCGCTGAGTTTATTCATACGAACGATTTGGACTTCGAAGAATTAGATTCGTTTCTCGATTTGAGAAATATTGATTTACCGACACTGAAATTAGACTCAGTGGATTTTGACCCTGTAGACGTTGATGAGCAAGGCAAGCTTGACAAGAAAGCATCTGTTAAGTGCCCGAACTGTGATCATGTCTTTAGCCCTTAAACTCGATTGGTGCAGCTTCCAAGCGGCAAAGTATGCGGTAGAGAATTGGCACTATAGCCAATCAATGCCAGCAGGCAAGCTCACGAAAATAGGCGTGTGGGAACACGGTAAGTTTATTGGGTGCGTCTTGTTCGGAAGAGGCGCAAACCACACGCTAGGTAAACCGTATGGCTTGACCCAGCTTGAGTGTTGCGAACTGGTGCGTATTGCACTAACAAAACACGACGCACCCGTGACTCAAATAGTCTCGATTGCGATTAAGATGCTGAGGAAGTTTTCACCGGGTTTAAAGCTGATCGTCTCCTTTGCCGACACAGCTCAAGATCATCACGGTGGTATCTATCAAGGCGGCAACTGGATCTATATCGGACAAACAACACCCGCAGCAGAATATTTAGTGAATGGTAACAGAATGCATGGACGAACCATGCGTAATACTTATGTCACCCATGTTGGTAAGGACTTTATCCAAGTTGTTAAAGGAAGTCCCAAACATCGTTATGCCATGCCGTTAGATCAAAGCACCAAAGAAAGAGTGACGAAGCTATCTCAGTCATACCCTAAGCGTTCGAAGCAGGCGACTAGTGCTACCAGCACTAAGGCGGGAGTGCAACGCTCACCCGAACGCTCCAATGATTTAAGTAATGAGCGATAAAATTATGGAAGAAAATAAAGAAACAAATCTAACGCAAAAGCAACTGTTGTTTGTGAAACATTATGTGGCCTCGCTGAATGCGACTAAAGCGGCGACTGAAGCAGGCTATAGTAAAAAGACTGCTCGCACCCAAGGGTCAGTGCTGTTAACAAACCCAAACATTCAGAAAGAAATTGATTCCGAATTGAACGATATTCATCTCAAACAGAAGCGTTTGTTGATGAGAGCCGCTGATTCTGCCATCAAGGCGTTGATTGAAACGGTGGAAAAAGGAAAAGGGCTTGCGCGCGTCAATGCAGCGAACAGTATTTTAGATCGAGCGGGACATAAAGCCGTGGATAAATTCCAAGGCGACCTCAACGCCAATGTGAAAGGTGATGTCAATGTCACACACGATTCTGGAGCCAAACCAGCCCTCTTATCAAAGCTTCTTTGCAAGTTTAGCAAAGGAACAGATAGTAAAGATAATAGCGACGCTCAGTGAAGAAGAAGCCGATCAGCTATTGCATGAGTGGACGTTGTGGGCGCGACCGGAACAACTAGCACCCAGTTGGGCGTGGCGCACCTGGTTGATTTTAGCGGGTCGTGGGTTCGGTAAAACACGGACAGGCGCTGAATGGGTACGAGAACAAATCAAACATTACCCGATCGTCAATCTCATTGCAGCGACGGCTGATGATGCGCGCGACATTATGATTGAAGGTGAGTCCGGTATCTTAGCGATTTGCCCGAAAAGCGAACGGCCCGAATATAAGACATCGAAGCGGCAATTGATATGGCCTAACGGAGCTAGATCACTAATCTTTACAGCCGATGAACCTGAGCGTTTACGCGGTAAGCAACACATGAAACTCTGGATGGATGAGTTAGCCTCTTGGCGATATCCAGAAGCATTTGATCAAGCGATGTTTGGTTTGCGATTGGGTGACAACCCACAGTCTGTTGTTACAACGACACCGCGACCCACCAAAATCATCCGAGAACTTGCGACCAATGAAACAACGCATTTAACAAAAGGCAGTACCTACGACAATCGTGCAAACCTTGCTCCTGCTTTCTTTAAAGAAATTATTAAAAAGTTTGAAGGCACGCGCTTAGGGCGACAAGAATTAAATGCAGAAATCTTAGACGACAACCCCAATGCGCTGTGGAAACGTGGTGATATTGATGCCTTGCGCATTAGAAATGCACCGAGCTTAAAACGCGTCGTCGTTGGTGTTGACCCCGCTGTTTCTGCTAAGAAAACATCCGCTGAGACAGGCATTGTCGTGGTCGGACTCGGCTATGACGATCATGGCTATGTCTTAGAGGATGCAACACTTATTGCCTCACCCGATGGGTGGGCGAAAAAAGTAGTCGCACAATTCAAGTTACATGGGGCAGATAGAGTGATCGCCGAGGTGAATAACGGCGGTGATCTCGTTGAGGTCACGATACGTACAGTGGATAAAAATATACCGTACAAAGCCGTACATGCATCACGTGGTAAGTGGAAACGAGCAGAGCCGATTGCTGCTTTGTACGAGCAGAAAAGAGTGCATCACGTCGGTAGTTTTGCGTTGCTTGAAGATCAAATGTGTAACTTCGACCCAGACGATGACTCAGGCGATTCTCCAGATAGAATGGACGCGCTGGTTTGGGCGCTAACAGAGTTAATGACTAAACCTCAACAAGATTACTTGGTAGCCTAGCCTTATGTTTAAACCGATTAAAAATTGGCTAAGACGAAAATCATCGTCTTTTGAGTCGATCATTGAGTCAATCAGCATGGAAGGCACTTACAAAAAAGGCTGGAGTAAGAGAAGTTACAGAAGCTATGCACACGAAGCATATGAGAAGAACGTAGTTGCTTATAGCTGCATTAGTAGTATCAGCAAAGCCGTTGCTGGTATTCCGATCTTGATTAAGCTGGGAGATAAAGAATTAGGACCAGGTGATGCACTCTATGAATTAATTCAGCGCCCCAACCCCACGCAATCGTATAAAACGTTTATGCGTCAGGCGGTGATGTATCGATTAATTTCTGGTAACACCTACATTCATCACACGCGCGTCTACACCAGGCGTATTATGAGCATGGAATTGTTACGACCTGATCGCGTGCGAATTCTAACAACTGGCCACAACGTTCCGACTGCTTATCAATATAATGATAATGGGCAAGTCAATACCTATTTGATCGACCCTATTAGTCTTTTGTCAGACATATTACACATTAAAGAGTCACATCCACTAGATGACTTGTACGGGTTAAGCCCCATTAGTGCCGCGATCATGAGTATTGATCAGCACAACGCCAGTGCCGAGTGGAATAAAGTCTTACTCGAAAACTCTGCTAGACCGCCCGGTGTATTTACGATTAAAGATCGTAATGATGGGGCGCCTCCGCCGACTCAAAGCACATTAGATGACATTCGCGACAGAGTGAATGAGAAATACGCTGGCTATAAAAACGCCGGTAAGATTCCAGTAATCGGGTTTGATATGGAATGGAAGAACATGGGGATGTCGCCAACCGATATGGATTGGTTAAACGGCAAAAACTCCAGTGCGCGTGATATCTGTCTGGCATTAGGCTACCCAGCGTTTCTATTGGGATTACCAGAGGGCGCAACTTACAACAATATCACGGAAGCGAAACTAAGCTTGTATGAAGATACAGTGGTCCCGCTTGCTGAAAGTATGTATTCAGAAATAGCGCACTATATACGACAACAACAAAACGTGGATATTGAAATCGTTCCTGATCTCGACAAAGTGTCTGCGCTAATTCCAAGACGAGAAGCCGCACGTCGAAATGCGCGTGATGATCTGCTTGCAGGTGTGATCACAACCAATGAAGCACGCGCGGAGGGCAATTATGAACCGATGGATGGTGGTGATGAGATCC